TATTTTATGAAAAATCAAGTTAAAGACAGAAGTTATGTTAGTGGTAGTTTTAAAAAGCTAACCGAAACGCAGAAAGCAGATGCGTTGGAACACTTTAATGAAACTGCAAAAAAAATTATTAAAAATTATAGAAACAAATGAAAATACTTGCTGAAAAAAAACAATTTGTAAAAGATACGATTAAACATTTTGACAAACAGGTTCTAAAAAGACGACAGGCTAATAAAAGGAAAAATGCCAATAGGAGAAACTCAAAATGAAAACTAACCCAAAGTTTATCAAAAAAGGAAATTGTTATTTAGTTGTTGAAATAAACACTAAATTAAAACCAACTGAAAAAGGCTATCAAAAATTTAATTGGTTTTCGACATTAAAAGAAGCTATTAATTTTAAGAATAGTGATTAATATGGAAATAACAACGACTGATACCTACGAAGCTGCTTGGTATCTTTATCACCACGCAATAATCGACAAGATAACTAAGAAACGACTTCAAGACCATAAGGCTAATAAACGAGGTTATCGATTTCAGTTTACTTTTTACATCACAGGAATTAGAACAAAAGATTTCAATAGCTTTAAAAATGCCAAAGCGTATGCAAATGTCATTGGTTATAAACTTGCTAGGTTAAAATTAAAAAGATTAATGAGGAGAGATTATGCTTGATTTTTGCGGAAATTCATCAACACTCCCCTACCCTGACATATATCCCTTTCTTTTTGTTAGTTTAGGTTCAAGTGGGGATAAAAAACCCAAGAGGGGAGTGGTATTATTAGTCATTTTGATACTAATTTGTGCATTTACAATCTTAATCTCAACCCTAAGATACGGTTATTACTAACTATATCACACTGTATCATCATTATTAATCAAATATATCATGGGTAAAAAGAATAAAAAGAATAAATCTAAGTTACGAAAACGAAGACTTGATAGGAAGTTAGGAAAGGGGTGGAAAGATATTATTAAAAAATAAAGTATAATAAATTATGGAACAAACAGAACCAAAGAAAATGGGCAGACCATTAAAATTTAAAACAGTCGAAGAACTCGATGAGAAAATTCAAGAATATTTTAAATCTTGTTTTGATTATGCGAGAGATATGTGTGGCAATAGATTAAAGGATAAAGAGTCTAAGGATAAAGACATGGTTGGTGAAGATGGAAAACCAGTTTTTTTAATGAAACAAGTTAAACCATTCACTGTCACTGGACTTGCTGTTTATTTAGATACCACAAGGGACACTCTAATTGATTATGAATCGGGAGAATATGATAATCCAGAACTAACAAAAGATATCAATTCAAACTTTTCCGACACGATAAAAAAAGCTAAGTCCATCATCTATGCTTATGCCGAAGAACAATTGTTCATAGGAAAAAATGCAGCAGGTGTTATTTTCAACATTGTGAATAATTATAAGGGCTGGAAAAACAGCAGTGAGTTCACTGGTCCAAATGGAACTCCATTAATGCCGACAGTTATTGTTTTGCCAAACAACAATCGAAATGGAAGCGATAAGGATTGAACCCCAAGATGGATTCCAATATGATTTTTTATCCAGTTCCGCGGACATCGTTATTGGTGGTGGTGCAGCAGGAGTTGGAAAAACTTATGCTTTACTTTTAGAAGCAATTAGACATGTTGATACTAAAGGATTTGGTGGTGTAATTTTTAGAAGAACAACTCCACAGATAAGAAACGAGGGTGGTCTTTGGGACACTTCAATGAAAGTTTATGCTCCTGTTGGTGGTGTTCCAAGAGATAGTAATTTGGATTGGATATTTCCATCTAAAGTAAAGATTAAATTTAGTCACATGGAATACGAATCAAATGTTTTAGATTATCAAGGTTCACAGATTCCTTTTATTGGATTCGATGAGTTAACTCACTTTACTAAAAAGATGTTCTTTTACATGCTTTCAAGAAACAGGTCTGTTTGTGGAGTTAAACCTTATATCCGAGCAACTTGTAATCCAGACCCAGATTCTTGGGTTGCTGAATTTATATCATGGTGGATTAATCAAGAAACTGGATTCCCTATTCCAGAGAGAAACGGTGTTTTGAGATATTTTATTAAAGATGGTGACAAAGTGGTTTGGGGAGATTCAAAACAAGAAGTTATCGATAGATGTCCACACATTTTTAATTTACCAGAATTTCAAGATAGAAAACCAGAAGACTTAGTAAAATCTGTCACTTTCATTGCAGGTTCAATTTATGGAAATAAGAAACTTTTAGATGTCGACCCGTCATATTTAGGAAATCTTTTATCTCTTGATGAGAATGAACAATTGAGATTATTAAAAGGAAATTGGAAAATAAGACAAGATGGTTCTGCCTTATTTAATTTCACAGCAATCACAAATATTTTTTCTAACTTTATTAAGACTGACCAAGAAAGATATATAACTTGCGATGTAGCACGATTTGGTCGTGATTTAGCAGTGATACTAACATGGATTGGGTACAGAGTTGTTAAAATAGCAGTATTCACGAAATCAAAGACTACTGATATCACAGAATATATCGAGAAAGAAAGAGAAAGAGTAAGCTGTCCTAAATCACAGGTTCTAGTTGACCAAGATGGAGTCGGTGGCGGTGTTGTTGATGAGGGTGGTTATATTGGGTATAGTGGTGGAAGCACAACACTTGATGACCCAAACACAGGTATAAAAGAGTTTTATAAAAATCTTAAAACTCAATGTTTCTATCGATTTTCTTATAAAGTAAACGATAATGAAGTTTCAATTGATATGTCTAACATAATTGTCGATGGTGAAAAGACTGACCAAGTTAAAATAGGAAATAACATTATTGATGTTAAAAAATTAATCACAGAAGATTTAAGAGCAATTAAAAAGAAAGATATGGATTCAGAGAATAGAAAGCAAATTAACTCTAAAGAAGAACAGAAGAATATCCTTGGTGGTCGTTCTCCTGATTTTGGAGATTCTTTATCGATGAGGGCATATTTTGATTTATTTAAAACAGAGAAAGTTGAGGTTTCTTTCTGTTAAAATGCTATAATTTATTATTGAAGTAATCAACTGGAACTAAAACATTACCTTGAAGTGTTATTCTTTATTTTGTTATGAATATTTTAAAAAGCGTAAAATCATTTTTTAGTTCTAAAGTAAGAAGTTTTAGTTTACCTTGGTCAACACAAACAAATTCAATGTCAAAGTCAGAAGCTTTGAAAGAATATAAAAGATATGTTTATACCATAGTTAACGCTATATCTGATGATGTGGCAAAGATTGATTTTCAAATTACAAGAACTTTAAAGGGTGGAGATACTAATGTGGTCACGAATCATCGTTTTATTAAGTTAATGAGGAGACCAAACCCAGACTATACAAAGAGAGCTTTCATCAAACTACATGAAACATATATGGGATTATGTGGTGAATCTTTCTGGTACATAGTGAGAGGTGAAACAACTAAAATGGCAAAGTATTTAACTTTATTACGACCAGATTTAGTTGATGTTGTTATTGAAAAAGATAAAACAAAAAATCCACTTGGTTTAGTCAGTGGATATGTTTATCATAACGATGGAAAAACTATTCCTTTCGATAAAAAAGAAATAATCCACTTCAAGAATGCTAATCCAAATAATCCTTATCGTGGAATTGGTCCAATTGAAGCTGCTGTTGAATATGTGAAGACTGAAAGATTGGCTTCTGAATTTACAATGAACTCAATTAATAACGCTGGTCGTCCATCTGGTATTTTAAATATCAAAGGAACTATCGGACAAGAAGAATACGACCAAATTAAAAAGAGATTTAAGACCGAATATTCTGGAACTTCAAATGCTGGTAAAACAATGATTATCAAAGGTGCTGACCAAGTAGATTTCGTTAAACTTGGAATGGAATTAAGTGAAGTCACAATGCGAGAACTAAAAGAAATGTCAAGAGATGACATTATGATTATGTATCGAACTTCAAAGACAATGCTTGGTATCACCGATGATGTCAACAGAGCATCGGCAAAAGAAGCTAAATCTGTTTGGTTTGAAAATGTGATTATTCCAAGAATGGACACTTTAGTTGATGGTCTTGATGGTTTTATAATGGACGAGTTTAAATCAGAAGATATTGAATTAAGTTACGAAGACCCAAGTCCAAAATATTTAGATGTAAGAAGTGAGGAATGGTCTTTAGGACACAACAAATGGTTAACTACCAATCAGATTATAAGAGAAAGAAACGATTTCTTAGGGACTGATGTTGAAGAAGTTGAGGGTGGAGATGAAATATACCAATCAATCGCTTTAGTTCCAATGGGGACTCCAAAAGCTACACCAGAAAAAACACCGCCAAAAGATAATGGAAAGTCATTAAAAAAAAAAGATAATTGCGGTCACGACCACAGTAAAATAAAAAAATCTAAATTGGATATCAATGTCCGTCGCAAAGAATTATCTAGAAAAGAATTTGGAGAAATATTTAGGGCTGAATTATTCACCAGACAAAAACAATGGGCAACAAAATATCAACAGGGTCTTAATTCTATCCTTGATGAACAAAAGAAAGAAATTTTAAGTCACAATCGAAAGACTTATGATGACTGGAAATTTGACCCAAAGAAATACGAGGGTAAATATTTAGAACTTTTCCAAAAGTTAGGAGTTGAATTATTTAGAGAACAGGCTTTGGTTGCTTTAAATGCTGCTGGTGATACTGAAACAATATTTGAAATTGATTCAGAGGTTTTAAATTATATTGCTGAAAGAGTTAAATTATTTTCTGGACAATTTGACCAAGAAACTTTAACTTATATCGACCAATCAATCGGAGAGGGTTATCAAGCAGGAGAATCAATATCTAAATTAAGAAAACGAATCGATAGTATTTTCTACGATGCCAAATCAGTCCGTTCCGAGAGAGTTGCCAGAACTGAAACAATCGCCCATAGTAATGAAGCAGCACTTGAAGCCTATCGTCAATCTCCAATGGTTGCAGGTCAAGAATGGTCAACCGAAAGCGGTGCTTGTGAATTTTGTCAAGTGATGGACGGAAAAATAATTGGACTTCAAACAAATTTCTTTACTGTTGGAGAAACTCTTGAAACACTCGATGCAGCAGGAAACCCAATCAGTATGGTTTTTGATTACACAAATGTTACTCACCCACCACTCCACCCAAATTGTCAATGCTCGATTCTTCCTGTTAGTTCTGATGCGATGACAAAAATATTAAAAAAGGCTATAAAGATTAAAAAGAAAGTTAAAAAACAGGAACAAAAGGCAACTGAATAAGCACAACGAATAATCGTTGATTATAGGGCTTTTAATGAAGTCTTTAGGTTCAAAATTATATATTAATAACAAAAATGAACGAAATAAGGTGTAAAAAGTGCGATAAATTATTATGTAAAGCAGAAACTTTTATCGGAGAAATAAAATGTCATCGATGTAAAGAGATTAATAAAATCAAAATTATTTCCCAGAAAACATCTTGTTGCAATCATTAATTTATGCTATTATTTAATTAACAATTAGTTAAAGACCATTGAGTCCACAAACCTATTAAGCAATTATGCTTGATTTGGTGAGTGGACTTTTTTCGTATTAAATACAATTATGAAGATTAAAAAGATAAATCAAAAATCTAATGCGGAAGTGTTGGAGATGATGAAAAAGAACATTGAAACAAAGACACTCGTTCATAAACAGTTCGATGTCGAAGTTAAAGTCTTAGAAGATGGAAAACTTCAAGCAATTGTAAATAGTGGTCAAGAAGATAGGTATGG